GGCTTGCACTTGATGCACAAATTTGAAGGCTTCAAAAACAAGCCTTATTTGTGTCCGGCGCATATTTGGACTTGTGGATGGGGAACCGTCTTATACCAAGAGCAAATTCGTTTGCCTATGGTTCGTGTGACTGATAAGCACACACCAATGATCCGAAAAGAAATGCCATTAAAGCCGGAGGACAACCGTGTCTGGTCAAAAGAAGAACTGGTTGAGATATTCAAGAATGACCTCGCTGCTTTTGAGCGTGGTGTTCTACGACTTGTTCCCGGCTGTGTTGGGCATCAAGGCCGCTTTGACGCTTTGGTCTGTCTTGCCTATAACATAGGCTTGGGCAACCTCCAACGCTCTACCATCCGTATGAGGGCTAATAGAGGCGATTGGGAGGGTGCTGCTGACGCTTTCCGAGCTTGGACTAAGGGTGGTGGCAAGGTGCTGCCGGGACTTGTCAAGCGGCGGGAGGCTGAGATTGCTCTGTTTCTAGCTGAATGAGCAACTCAATGTAGTGCTTGGCTTTTTCAAGGTCAGCAATACCGCCTTTGTCTTTATAGCGAGTAACGTACTTCACTACATTGCCAGCACAAAACCCAAGATTGTTTGCGTGGATGTAAACAACAGGCTGGATGGCCTTGTCTTTGTAGTGATTGCCTGATACTTGTTTATCAAGGGCAGAAGTAGTCATGTCAAAAATCATCACGACTCCAAACGGCTAAATTTTGGTTTTGCAACGGCATCCATTGGAGGCCACCCATAGCGCACCCTAGCTTTTGCGCGATTGTAATTTGCACCTAAAGTCATGCAAGCCTCTTTCATTGACATTTGAATTCCATTAAGACACACAACAATTGTCACATCTCTGTTTAATTGTTGATCTCTTATAGTTGCCCATTTGCAATTTTCTGGAGAGTATGGCTTGGAGTTATCAATACGCTCTAAAGACATTCCTAATGGGCGCTCTTTCATGTCTAACAAAAACAAGCCAAAAGATTTCCAGCGATCAACTGGAACCTTATCCTTGTAATACAAATAACTTTTGTGGTTTGGATTGGTGCATCTTTGCCACATTGATTTCCATGATCTGTAAGTGCTTGTATTTGTTAAACCATGTGTAGTGTTAGATTTTTTTACACGCTCAACCAAAAGACAACCACAGCTTTGAGATTTGCCTTTTGTTATGAGGTTTGTACCAATGTAATGATCTAGCGTTTTTCCGCAATCACATTGACAAAGCCAAAACTTTCCAGATTTCCCATCTTTGTTAAATGGGCCATCAATAACAGTCAGCTTCCCGCTTTTGCGTCCGATGAGATTTTGGAAAACTCCTTGCATCACTTGTCCTTGTAAAAAATTCCGTCAGGCCCAAGTGTACCCGATCTATCCTTAATTTGCTCATAGGCATGGGCAAAACACTTCACAAGGTCAAGATCAGCAGTGGCGCACCCCATGACAAGGGTAACGAGAATATCGCCGTATGCGTCAATCATGGCCTCGCGGTCATTGTCTGTGATTGCTTGCATCAACTCGCCAACTTCTTCTAGCGTTTTGATGGCTTGCGCTCTTGGATTGCTGTGCTGAACAATCTGGCGAGCCTCTCCCCACCTGACAACTTCCATTTCAATATCTGCGTAACTCATGCTTTCCACTCTCTTTCATTGCGTCCTGAATTTGATTTAACGGTTTTGCCTGTCAGATAAATAAGGCCAATGACCTTCATTTCGTTTAACCGCCGTGCGACTTGATTGCTCTCAAGACCAGTTAGCCTTGCGATACCGTCCTTGCCAAGCGGCCCGTAAGTCTCTAAGCAATCGTGGATGATTTTGTGATGCTTAGATGCAATCTCTTTAACGCTGTCTGCCGCCTCGAATGAGGTGATGGGGTCATCCTTCCTGACTCGCGGGAAAAGGTCTAGAGGATTGCCACCAAAAAAATCTTTTAGTTTCATGTCTTGTCCTTGTAAGGTGGGTACTCGCTGCTTCTGTGACTGACATAGAGGTCAGTGCCTCATTTCCTTTTCACAGCATCCGCTTTCCCCTGTTAATCAAAAGTTAATGTCATCATCTTTCGGAAAACCGCTTTCTTTTTCTCGCGGCTCATTGATGTATGCCCAACCATTCCAACCACCATCCATCAAGGGCATTACGTCAATCTTGAGCATTTCACCGTTCTTGGTTTCAATGATTGAACCAACACGGGTGTAGCGATTCTTTTCCTGTCCTTGGGCATTGGTGTACTTGCCTGTGATGACAGAGATTTCTTTGAGCAATTTAGCCATGTTTTCTTTCGTTAAGTTTTTCAATTTTCGTTTCAAGTTCAGCAAGAAACCCCGTAATCTCAGCCTCTAGCATCTTGACGTATTCCGCATCAAAATCTACGCGCTGAATAAAAAGTTGCAAACCCTCAGGCATCCTTGGGTCAAAGCTAACAAAGTCACACCATTTGCGACCAGTACAAGCCATTTGCCATTGCATCTGAGGAATGTATTTGCTTGGCACTTTGCCAGATAACACAGTCTCAATGTGCGTGGCAGTGTTTGGGCATTTGATTTCAATCAACCCATCGTCACCAACTAACCCGTCTGGTGATGCGCCAGCATTAACGATTGTTGGATGGATAACAAACCCAACCTCATCAACCAATACGTTTTTAGCGGCCTCATATGCGGCACGGGCTAACGGCTCTTGATCTGTTCCCCACTGCATAGCGGCGTTGTTGTAGCTTTCGCCCTGTGTTCCTGTCATACGCTCACAAACCAATTGCGCCATGTAGTTTTCCCGGCTGGTGCTGTAGCCTGTTTTGGTCTTGGCGATAACGTCAGCAACCCTTGAGGCTGTGACCTTGCCAAGCCGAGCAGCAAACCATTCATTGCTTCTCTGCTCCATTACAGTTTGCCCTTCATTTTGTCCTTGGCGGCAATGACTTTCTTTTGCCACACTGGTTCGTTGTTGGCATATGCGTAAGCCTTAACGTAAGCCTTTTTCAGATCATCTTGCGTTGTGGTCGCTTCAATGGCGGCAAGGTGGTCAGCCATGACTGATTCGTCAACGCTAGATTTCTTTTCTTCTTTACGGCTGGCTGCATTGCCATCATCATCTTCTGGCGCAATACCGCAAGCTGCCATTAATGAATAGCGCCGTGCGTATGTCAGTGCAGACCCGTAACCCTGTGGGTCGTGCTTGACAGCGGGAACGTGAAGTTTTCCGCAGTTAAGCATTTCACCTGATTCGTGGATAAACACAGTCTCAACGATCACGCCAGTGTCTGACTCTGAGCATTGCTGAATTAAAGCAATACCGTTGTTGTTTAAACCGTCCATAACAGCCTCAACGCAAGCGGCAAGGTCTGCATATCGTGATTTGAAATGTGGGTTTGTAGCAGTCTTTAAAGCAGGGCCAAAAGCCTTTTGTGCTTTGACCAAAGCGGTGGCAATCTGTTTCATGCTGACAACCCGTAAAAAAGAAGTGTTGCAAAGATCACGCCGATAGCGATTGCCAGCAAATAACCAGCAAGCGTTTCCCAAAGTGGCGTTGTGCTGTGCATGGTGCTGTGACCTGTAACAAAGGTGCAGTCAGCCAAGGTGCGGGGTGTTTGAAGGTGTGAGGGTTTCATGTTTTGTCCTTTATGGGGCCGTAGCCCCGTTTGGTTTAGATGGCTTTACGAGCGTCCATGCGGGTGTTGACTTCAAATTGCTTGCTAGTCACGCATTTAATGCAGCGGTATTGTGCTGGCTCATCTTTAAAACCAGACCAATTGACAGATATTGGTGTGCGGAGAATGTTGCGACCACAAGCTGTCTTTGAGGCCATTCCTGAACCGCTTTTGTTGAGGTGTGTAACGCGCATAATTTGCTTTCTTAAAAGACCCCGAGAAGTTCAGGGCATGGGTAATTATAAGCACACTTATGCGGCATCAAGGCGTTGTTGTAAAAATAATTTAAAAAATTTAAGCGTTCAACATAAAAACAACATCAGCCAACTTATACTTAACGCATGGAAAAACGAAAAGCTATCAAACTCGCGGGTTCGCAAAACAAGCTGGCTGCTCTTTTGGGCATCAGTCAAGCTGCTATTTCTCAGTGGGGTCAAGATGTACCGCTGATGCGAATCTATCAACTAAAAACGCTCAAGCCTGAATGGTTTGTTGACGAACCAACCGAACTGCCTGAAGTGCTATGAGGAAGAAAAGCAGTTATAAGCCCCGTCCTGTACGGGCAGACAACTTAAATTGGATTCTGGCTGGCATGAAAAAGGTAGGCACACTGCCATCAGCGGGGTTA